TTATCCTGCAAGCATATTCATTGAATTAGCCTGTATAAAGCTCTTAATCTGATCGTATCCCCACCCACAGCTTATAAGGCTGCTAACAAGCATTTCCATGGCTTCTATCTGCTTTAATTCGTCTGCGGTCACGTAATCGCGTATACTCTCTTTCCCTTTTACACCGTACTGGTCCTGCAGTTCTCCCATGGTCTTGCCAAATATGGTTTTGTAGATCAACTTCGTATAATTTGGATAAGCAAATTTCTTGTGTGGGCTTTCGGCCACTTTCATTTTAATGGTGTCTGTCAGGATATGGCGAATCACAACGCCCTTATCCCGTTCAATTTGCCATTGCTGACGCTCTGTATAGATTCGCTTAAGTTCAGCTTCCATGGCATTGAAAGCCTTGATATAATCCAGTTTCCACTTAAGAGCCTTTTCGCCAGTAAATCCCATAGCAAGCAGAGAGAAGCCATCTCTATCCATTTCAAACATTGGGTATTCTTTACCTCTGTTTTTATAAGTTGTTTCTGTGTAAAAACTGGCGGCGGAATTTTCCGCTACGAGATTCCTAATACTTTCAAGCACGTCTTTGTGTTCCTTTTGAAAATGCTCTGCGACTTTCAGACTGGTGGTAACCAACTTTTCCTCGTATCTTTTTCCTATAATTTCAACTAACATAAAATCCATCCTTTCTATGGTTTTATTTCCCTTACTGACCTATTAACTAACTTTATTTTATCAAATAAGTGCCGTGACAAACGTGACATTTTCGCTTACTCTGCCAAGCCTGGATACTGCAGTGCACCATCATCACCCGGCGTAAGTACCACAACTTTTGTTGCCATTTTGCCATCCTGGTCCATATAATAAAACTTGCCATCGACATATTTAAGTCCCTTCACCATGGCTCCATCTTCTCCGAGGTAATACCAGTCACACTTATACTTGTACCAAGTATTTGAAACCATAATTCCGGCACCATTAAACCAGTACCATTTATCCTGATCCATTAGCCAATCATTACGGACCGGAAGACCGGTATCTCCCAAGTAGAACCTCCACCCATTATCCTCCTGATGCCAGCCTGATAATTTAACCGGCTCTGGTACCAGAATAACATCGTCCTGTATATATCTACGCACGCACACAAGGCCCTGGCGCCAGCCGCCGGAAGCCCATGAATCATAACGGCTCTTACAGTAAGCCTTAAGGTCTTTATATGACGGTCTACCGCTGCCATGTCCGCAGATAATACTATTACCGCAGTACATTTCTACATGGCCTATCTTAAGTGGCCTGCTTGCATCTGATCCCGCAAACTCTAACATATCACCCTTACGCAAACGTGATACATCAGGGATTCCAGCGACTATACCAGCGTCAACGGTAGTCAGCTTACCTGATTGGTAAATCCCGGCTGTATTAAGGTTTCCGAAGCCATGCCCGGCCTCCTGGTAGCTGTGACATATAGAACTGCTACAATCGCTATAGTAGTTACCGTCTTTGTACTGCTTAAAACAGTAATCCCGTAAGTTTTGGTTGTAGATGTTTCGCCCTATGATTGTTGCGTATTTATCACATACCGCCTGTCTTTTCTGCTCTGATGTCATATAATTCCTCCATTCAAAAAGGCCCAGGACAATCCCAGGCCTGAAGTGATTCGATCTTATTTCTGTGTTTCTGTATTATCAATCTTATTTTTTAATACAGCTATGTATTTACTTAGCCATTCAGGCACAGGGGCGCCCATTCTACCAGCGTTTTCTATGATAGACAGCAACTCATTAAGCAAGTACCAAACTGCCACCAGAAGTCCAAAAAACACGTTTGTAGGCACGTCGAAACCAACGGTTCCGGATACGGTAGCAATGATATAATCTACTACCATTGCTACGGCTATCACACATAAATAGCCGACCTTTTTAATGATGCCTTTTGCCCCTTTCTTAGAACTCCACCCATAAGATGGATCTCCCGGGTGATCTATGGCCTCCGTCTTGCTTGCAAGCATGCCAGATATATTATCAGCCACCATCATGAGAGTTAAAATGCAAAGCACCGGATATAAGATTCCTAACTTGTCACTTAAAAATGCTCCAATAGCTGCCACGGCCCCCTGAACTGCAAATACATATTCTTTTTTCATTCTCATTCCTCGTTCTTTCTTAATTTTAAGATGCAAGAATCTCCTGTTTCTGTTCTTCGATAATCCAGTTCTTAGCTACTGCATTAGACAGCATTGCTACCGTCAGCGGGCCTTTGCCGCCATCATACAACCTCATTAATGTATCAAACATGCTTACACCTCCAAACTTGATAATACTAACGTGTCAACGGTAGCGGTTAGCGCCTTGATTTCTGCTGCCTGCGCTGCTACTACTTCGGTTAAATCAGGTGTCCTGAAATATGCGATCATCACATCTACCCTAATCTCTGTAATGCCATCACCATCTAAACCGATTGCATAATCAGACTGTTTTGTCAGCCTTCCGGCATATACAAGATCAGTGCGTGTCCAGTCCGGATCATCTGATAGTCCGATCTGCGTAATGCTGCCTCCGGATTTTAAGATCGTTTCAATCTCATCAAAAGTCAATGTTCCTTTCTGGAAGGTAATAGTACCACCTGATTCTCCAAGATTTACCCCGACTGCGACCAGATCAAAGACCTGATCGCCGAATTTGATTTTTTCAATATTGCTCATGTGATTCCTTTCTGCCTTTTAGGCATAAAAATAAGCCCCACGAAGGGACTGGTTTTCAGTTTATTTTACTAAATTGATCATTTAACTTTTCTCGTTTAGATTGAAATTGGCTAAATTATAAAGTTACTCCTGGTTGCCAAACTCCGTTTGCTATTCTACCGTATATCGGATTGGTTAAACTATAACCAAAAATAATAAGCGAACCATATTCATGTGTGCTATATTTTTGAATTATAGCAATACTCATCGAACCGTTAATTACATTTACGAATAGTAATGTATTTAGTGGAAGCGTTTGCCATATGCTTTGTATATACTCATATGGCTTGTTTTGTGGTTCGGTTGTGGACGTTAATGTAATATATTTTATGCTCCCTAAATTGCTATTTACAGCGTATAAAGCTGCCATGCTGGCTATCTTATTAGGGTCATTTACGATCTGGCTTACCACAGCGTTTGCAATAGCATTAATAGCGTTACTATTTGCTGTAATGCCAGCATCAACTGCGTTTAGTGTCTCTGCGCATAAATCGGGTGTTGAATCATCGGTCCATCCCTGTCCCTTATATGGTGTTATTGTTAATGCCATATCATTCCTCCTATGCTATTTGTTCAACTTGATGTAACGTATTCTCATGAATCGTCCTTGCGAACTAGATTGTGCAACGCCTATTCCGACATATATGTAACGATACAACGCTGCTCTACTGATGTTAAAAGTTAGTGTTGACCATAATTCATTTGTTCCTGGAAGTACAAATGATTCATTAGCTCCCATATTTGGAGATATGGTCCAGCTATTATCGTTTGTAATCTGGTTAACTGCCTTTTCGCCCAAAATTAGCCAAGTATAACTATTGGCTGAATGGTCTGGTAAGCTATAACATATAGTTACACTTTTGACACCCTCCATTTCAATTGGTACATCAAAAGTCATGGCTGGATAGCTTCTTGCACTACTATCTGGCATTGACCGAAACCAGATATATTCCCCTTCTGTCTCGCTATCTGGCTGTGACCAATCATAACGATGATCCGGATAATTACTACCACTTGAATTTCTATTAAGTATTCCTCTCCCCGTTTGACCTGGAGCAAACAAACCATACCAATACGGCTGGAGAGGATCACCATTCACAAATCCTTGCCATTTCCCTTCTACAGTGCCTACAAAAACGCCAGCTTTTATATTTTCAGGCACCAGATTTTCTATACCGTTTATTATAACATCGGAATTGAAAAACTTATCCTTTATACCGGCTGCCGAACCACCTTGTTGTGGGTTAATTATTATGTCTCCAGTAACAATCTGTGTATCTTGATATACTTCTCCCTGTTCATGGTATCCGCTCGGTATTGTGTATATCGCATTTATTGGCAGTTTGTATTTAATGCTACCATTATTTTTTACTGCGCCGTCCTGTACTTCTTCACTCCCGGTACCATAAAACTTTTGTTTTTCCACTACGTCAGATGGCAGCGCTGTTAAATCAGATAGATCAGCATTACCACCACGTATAATAAATCCTTCTCCCATTAATGATACCCCTCATATGTGCCAGTTACCCCTAGGATTTTTACTCCCTTTTTTATGTATTGCGGCAACAGGTTTGTTATCGGGGCTGTCACCACATCACCTATCATGTATTTTCCACCAACTTTTACTGATTGCCTATCTGCGGTTGGGTAAACTGTAACACCTCCCATAGTAGGTACACTTTGTCCTACAGTTCCGGTTCCGCTATGGATACCAGGCTTAATAGGCAATGTACCGCCTATTGTAAGATTTCTTTTCTCTGATGCTATTTCATCAGCTTCACCTACTTGCATTTCGCCACTGGACCCTATGAAAAGTTTATTTTTTCTTACCTTTTTTGGTATGGCTGTTAATTCGGTTTCATCTATAGCACTACCGTGTTTTAATATAATACCATCCAACTTTATCACCCCTTTATCATTAAATAGAAGTTAGCAGCTGGCTTACTGTTATAGCAGTAAAGCGTTGCTGTTCCTTTTCCAAATACTATTCTGTTTAAACACCCATAGGCCTTTTCCTGATTCTTAACCTCTGCTGCAGTAGAAGACTCTCTTATAAATAACCCCACTATTGGGGCATCTTCTATTTCGGAACCTGCGGCTAATATTGTTTGCGAATAAGGAGCTGTATTCCCCCACCCGGTAGCTGGTACGTAGAGAGTTTTTACAGCGTTGATTTTATCTATAGCTGCAGCATGCCTATTGACCTCTTTATTGCTCGTGTTAATATCATCTGCCGAATATATATCTCCAATTTCTGCATAAGCCGTAACATCGTTAAGGCTGATTGATCCATCAGGATTATCGATCTTCTGATATCTGCGCATACCAGTGAACTTATCATTCTTATAGTTGGTTTTTAGTTCCATTTATATTTCACTCCTATTCCCTAATGCATGGCTTCCAAGCCTAAAAGAAAAGTGTTGTTGCCCTGGATAACAGCTTTCAACCAGCTTCCCAAGGTCATAGAGTATCTTCTCGATTGCATTTGCCTGATAGATTGATGTATAGGTGATCTTTTGCGGAGTCATTGGCGTACTTGCAGGAGTAAAATAAACATTCCTAAGTCCTTCAATATTCTGTCTGATCCGTTGCATTTCTGCATCTGTACGGTGATCTTCCGGTTTCCAATTCATCTTGCATCTTTTGTATATGGAGTTCTTATATCCATACTTATTCAGCATCTTAGCGCACCAAGCAACTGCCATTTCCACGCGAATCAAATCAGTATTCGCAATGTAAGCCTTTACTGTCAGATTATCAATGTCAGCCTGCACACGGTCAAATATAAGATTGTCTATATACTCATTCATGAATCGTAACCTCCGCCTTTATGCTGCCTGCAAAGCTGTATGATACACTTTCAATTGTACCTATCTTTACACCGTCATAGTCAGTGTCAATATCTACTACCTGACCTATAACCTTGTTACCAAGTAGAACGTTACCAACGACATTCTCTGCGTGCTGGTAGTACTCATATACACGGTCTAATACTGATACAGCATTTCCTTTGTGTATAAGGGTAGCCTCAGGAACTTCTTTTATGTTTTTATTAAAGAAGATATTGGGGTTCTCTTTAATTACCGTTGATGTATAATGCTTGTATTTTTTACCCGTAAGGATTACTTCTCCACCCGATCCAGTAATAAAAGCATAGTTATCACCACTTGCCGTGATTGTTCCGCCTGTTATGCTCAGACTATGATAAGCCTCAGTAAATATTACCTGTGCCGTCCCCTCTACAGCCCCCTTGTAAATTTCAGCCGTTTCATCTGATTTTTGGTAATCATGGACGGTAAGCCGGACACCGGTTACAACGTCAGAGTGTTCCAATGTAACTCCGCCAAAGACTTCATCGCTGGAAAATTCACCTGTTTTAACCTCTTGCTTTGGATAAATCACAACACCATCATAATTCGATGTATCAACAACGGCACCTATGGCAAAAGCGATCTGAACCAGCGCATTCCTTTTTGTGTTATATGGGATATATCCATACAGTTTCACATTGTCAAACGTATCGGATAACAAATAGTTAAAGTCTTCGTTTTCAAATATATCGGCCATTACAGCAGGCACTAACTGGCCTGTATAAATACCTCCGTGGTACTCGTTACCTTCGAGGATTCCTAATGCATCATGAGCATCCATAAAGTAATCAGTCTTGCTTTTCTTTGCCCCATTCTTAAGATAAAAGTTACCTATTAGGCCACCGTTAAAATACAATGCAAGTTTCTGCTTTTTCTGTAGATCAAATGGTACACTTGACTTTGTCCGCACCGTGAAATTCATCGTATTAATGCTGATGTTTTCTGATATGGCGTTGATCTCCTGCAGACATGATACCTGCCTTACTTCATCAGATAAAAAGTCACGGTATATACCGTAATCAATCCGTGTAAGAAATACTGGCCTATTTGGCTTTGACGTTGTCAAGAAAGTAATTACGATCTTGTCATATAACATCACATAGTTGCTACAAAAGTATTTTACAGAATCAGGCTCATAATCCATGCTTGATATCAGCTCATTGTCAGAAAACCACTGCACATTAATATGGTTAGAGTAATCACCAGATAGAGTGTTAAATGTCAGCAGCAAGCCAACACTGGTAAACTTCTGGTTGAATTTAACGGTTAACGCGGGAGCATCAATGTACTTCCCGTATTCTTGTATTGGAATCCACTCATAATTATGTGGATCTGTAATCCATTCAGAATAAGTTGGATACCAGTAATTCACAGGATTCTTACATGCAATAATCCTCTTTATTGATGCTGTTTTATTTCTTTCTATCTGAATACTCAGTGTAGTGTCATTGGTTCTTGTAGCTGTTTTTGTATATCCTTTAGTTTCAGTACTTGTTATAAAGTCCCACACATTACCATTTGCCTTAGCCTGGCCAATATAAATACCACTCAAGTCAGTAGATTTTGCCTCAATGTAACAGTATAAATTTTCGTTAATTCCAATATTTAAAAACGGATTTTTACTTGTATTATAATACGCTCTCCAATATGAGCCATCCGTATCTGTGGATTTCATTTGCATTTCTCTATTTACAATGCTAAGAGAAGTTTTGTCACTATTCCAATTTGTTAATCCATTTCTAAAATCAGAATTTTCAAATAAATTTGGATTTTCATAAACATCTCTAGGCATATACCCCACACCTACGTACTGGCTGTTAGGCTGCCTTGTTTCTGTCATGTTGGAGCCGTTAGCATTGGGTGAATAACGTATTATCGTGCGTGTGTTTGGAGGTTTAGGATTAACAGTTTTAATAGGTGTAGAAGATCGAGGAAATAAAAACATTTGAGGGTGTAGTCCAACTCTTGGCCTTAGACCTTCTTCATTTATCATATATTTAAAATTACCGTTAGCATCTGATACCTCATCACTAATATATCCGTAACCATCTGGAACATCGGGGAAATTTATGTAATCACCATTAAGCAGTGCAAACCCCGGTAAGCATAATGCATATCCCGGATAAACTACATCGTTTCTTTTTAAGTCAGGTATTTCACTTCTGGTTGTTGTTGCCCTGGGATATAATCCTTTTCGCGGAAACAATCCAACCCGGGGCCGTAACCCCGGATCAATTACCTGCGGATTGCTGTTTTCCTTTGCATAAGGAGCTACATCATCATAAACGATTTTAAGCCCTTCATTGTTCAGCACTGCATCGGATAAAATTGTTTGCTTTAAAAACATCTTACGGCCTCCTTTGCGGTGCTTTAGAAATAAACTGTATGGACAGTCCAGACCAGCGGTTAACCTGTCTACCGCTCTCCATTATAGGCTTGTTTTCATCGTCACCACTGGTCACATAAGCCTTAAATTCAAGCGTTTCCTGCCCGTACGGAAACACAACCGTATGAAAGTCTGTTGGGGCTGTTATGATGCCGTAGAACGTGTCATAATCAGCTCTGTAGTTAGGGTCAGGCTCAACGGTCAAGGTGTAATTGTAGAACGTGCCTATAACATCACGGTACATTTCATTATTTAGCACTCTTCCGCTATGCTCTGAATCTGTTACAGCAAAGCTACGCTTAAGCCCTGTTACCCATAGGCGGAGGTCGACACCGTCTATAGTAAATACTCCATTTCCACTTTCCACGTTATCAACCTCCATTCGTTACCATTCTAACTCCTACGCGCTGTTTTTCATTGTTGTTGTATTTGTACACTAACTGCCCGAACTTTGTACCATCGACAATCATGTCAGCCTGTACGGTGCCGCCGCCTATTCCTCCCATTTCTCCAATGGCTTCCTTAAATGCCTGCTTCATTGTTTCAAGCGGAGATACTACTTCATAATCTTTGTTATTATCTCCAAGGATTGCAGCAAATTCTCCTGCTTTTGGTGGGACCACAGTACCAGTTGCTAAACGTGGCATAACCGAAGAAAATGAAGCGTATCCTGTTGAAGAATATGAAGGTACTGATCGGCTACTACTTGATCGGTTATTAGCACCAGCTGCTATTCCTATTAGTGAAAATCCTGCTATTGCTGCTATTGCTCCCGCTACTGCAAGCATGGCATAATTCTGTATACCGGCTGCTATTGCCGCAACAACTAAAGCTATCGCTCCTGCAACTGCTATAATCTTAGACGCTAGCTTCTCGCTTGGTGTCATTTTGTCCCATGCCATTGCGACATAAGCTGCTATAGCTATAATGCTTCCGAGCACGACAACAAGTGGATTAAGTTTTCCGAGAAGAGACCCTAATACGCCTATAAGATTTGGCAGCACAGATAGCATGTTCTTAATGCCAGTCATAAACTCAACAAATTTCCATGCTGCAAAGAACGCCAAAACTATTACAGTGATGTTCTTAACTGCTTCCTGGTGCTGCGATATCCAATCCGAAAACTTTGTAAGCCACTCAACAACCTTTTTTAATGCTGTTATAATAACTTCACCAGTCCACTTACCAAAAGGCTGAATAAAATCTTCCCATAACCAAATAGCCAAAGGTTTTAATGCTTCAATCACTGAATCAAGAACCTGCAAAGCTGCTGATACTAAATCTAGTCCAACAGGTAATGCTTTTTCTAATGCCCACTTTGTCAAAGGCAAAAGCACATTATTAAGTAACCAAAGTAATGCATTTCCAATCTTTGATACAATAGGTATAAGGCTGGCAAGTACGCTGTCAAACGATATTAACAGTGGTCCAAAATCCAATTCAGATGCCCAATTCTTTATAGATTCAGAAGCTTCCCGGAAAAATCCTGTTACCAAAAGCACCAAGTCTCCCAAATGACGCATGATATTGGTCCCGGTATTTGCATTTATCCAGGCCTTGTCAAACTGATTCGCCAGATTCGCCACGGTCAGAGCAAAATTACTAAACGTAATCAATAAATCATCTGTGATCGCCTTTCCATATCCTTCATCTTTCCACACCTGCATGAATGACGCTCCTACATCTTTAGCAAGCTGTTTTAAGCTTCCAAGCATGATTTTAGCGGCGTTCGTTGTGGAAGCCCCGTATTGATCCCATGAAGCCTTTAAAGGCTCAAATAGGTTAGCCAGTGTACTCTTTATATCTTCCGCAAGTGCTTTCGCTTCGGTTCCTACGGCAATTGTCTTAAACATCTGGTCAGGTGTAGGGCCTTTATATTCGGTTGAATCTGCAGACTTTTGAATCTGCATCAAAGTATCAAAAGCAAATGAAGCTTTCTTTACTTCTTTTGCCGCTTCTTTCGCCGCCTTTTGTGTGTCGCTAAGACTGGCGGCGTAATCTTCTTGTACTGCTACTGCTTTTACAAAAGTGTCTTTACCAGCCAGTGCAGCCATTGTCTGAGCTATCCAGTTGTTTGCTTCCACAAGCTTAGATATTAATGAACTTAATGCTGGCGCTACCATTGAAAGAATAGGGGCAAACGCTGCGGAAAAGCTATTTTTTAACATGGTCAGTGACGACATTAAAAGCGAAAGTGATTTGTTTGTATCCTTTGAGTACCTAGAAAGATTCTGGAACCCTTCCTTAATTGAGTTTGTTACAGTGCTCAAAGCCCGGAAAACGAAAGAAAAGACAATAGACTTCCCTAACATAGAAAGCATATTCATTTGTTTTCTTGCACCGTTCGCTGATTTTGACGTTTTATCCAGTGATTTTTTCATCCCATCAGAAGATTTTTTCACTTGCTTTTGACCTTGATCTGTTTCTAATAGGCTTTTTTTGTATCCGTTTAATTCTGACTGTGCTTTACTAAGTGACTGATATGTACTGTCGTATAAACTGTCACCGAATGTTTTTCCTTGTTCAGTGAGTTGCTGCAATTTACGCTTAAGAGAATCAACTTGACCCTGCAGCGATTCCATATTGATTTTGGGTCCTTCGGTTGGATTAAGCATTTCTTTCTTATAATCCACTAACGCTTGTTTGACTCTAGCCAGTTTCATATAAGTTTCGTCATATTGATCGTCACCGAAATATAGGCCTTGTGATTCCAAGTCTTTCAACTGCTTAGAGAGTGACGAAATCTCAGCTTTGAATTCATTCGTAGATTGATCGACTTTATCCATACCAGCGGCGTAGTCATCAACAAACTGCTGAACAGTATTACCGTATTCCTGAAATTCTCCCCGGGCATGGGAAATTCTTGATTCTTCGTCCCATACTCCGCTGTTATCTTCTCCTTTGTCTATGGAGATTTTGTCCATCTGCTCTTTAAGGCTTTGTACACTGACTTTTGCTTCTTTCGCCGATTCCGATATGCTTTCAATCTGATCTGCGGCCGCGGTAGCTTGCTTTCCTGCACCAGCAAGTGAGTTTGTTAAGCCATTAGTGAGTTCTTTTACAACAGCAGTTAATTCACGCAAGGCATCTTTCAGCGCTCCAATATCATCAATGGCTCCATCTTTGTTAATCGCTGTGTTGATTAATATAATTCCGTCTGCTTGGGCCGCCATGCCATCGCTCCTTTCTTCGGCTCTGGCTCTTAGGTGATAGCCTATCCGATAAGTTTTTCAACTGCTTCTCTTTCCTTCTGTTTCTGCTCCCAATCGAGATCACACAATGCCTGATTTTCCTTGTAAAACTTGGATTCCCACTTTTCAAGCTTTTCACTTTTAGCTTTCTTCTGTCGTACGTTAAGGATTGATGAATACAGCCCATCACCGCCGATCTGCATATAGGCACCAAAAAAGGTCCACCAGTGTATATACTCCACACTGCGGACCTCTGTACCTATGTTTTTGTTGATTTCCGGGATTATAACTGGTGCATCTTTAAACCAGTCCATTGTTACTGGCTTCGGCTTGTTATCTGCCGGAAGATTCGCGTCAATGAACCGACTAGCCTGTTTCACCGCTTCCTCCATATGCTCCTGTGGAATCGTTTCATAATTTATGTACAGGATTTCGACAAGTACCTGTGTCTTATCCGCCGCATCAAGCTCCGGGTCACTGTAGGCGGTTAGTATATCAAGCACAATCCTGTAATCGGTACGGATTTCATACAATACGCCTCCCACCTCTAACTCTGTGGGCAGGCTAAAAGGATTCATCATTTGTGATACTTCTGTGTATACTTGCTTGCCCGGCTCTTAACTCTTTCCATACGTCGCCCTGTTTCTTTCTCAATGACGGCCTGAATAGATTTTATAATGTTCTCAACATAGAATTCGCCGGATTCCAGGATTGAAAATGGGCTTGCAAATTTAAAGAACGTCCCGGACACATCAGCATTAAAGAGGTAGTCAATTTCATCTTTCATTCTTTCTCCGACTTCCGCAAGCTTTTTACCATCTGCGTCCGCCCCAATGGAATCTTGCAATTCCTTGAATGTGGCCGCGGCGTGATCATATCTCATGATAATTCCATCTACCTCAGAGGGATTGAATGTGAACTTACCCAGCAATTCCCCTCGCTGGTTCTTGATGTTATACACCCGGCTACCATCATTTACAAAAATGTCATTGTTGTTCTGCAGCGGTTTATTTATCAGTTTATTGCTCATGTCTTAATCTCCTTTATGATCCTGACGGGATAGTTCCTTCGGTAAATGTCGGGTTACCTTCATCGAAGGAAGTCTTTGTCACATAGCCCTTCTTCCGGCTGCCGTTAAAAGCTACGTTGTAAGGGATATTTACACCGGAAGTCCCACCACCATAGCTCTGAGGCTTAACGATAACTTCCTCAATGTATGCTAAGTGGTTTGTGGCCTCGGTATCATCAACAATGACTTCAAGGATTAAGGTCTTGCACTTATCACCTACAAGTCGATCCATAGCGATTTCCCTTAGTTTTGGATAAAGGGGTTCGTCAGGATTCGCATAGTACGGATCAGCGTCAATAGACGGTTCATACCCGTTATCCGTCACCCTGGATTCGCCCCATATATTTTTAGTTGATTCTGTGTCAGGGTTAAGGCTTACAGATAACTCTTCCATGTCGATTCCAACCTTAAACCATGTCGCAGATGCTGCGATATTTTTGAAAGAGGAATCCAGAAAGTGGACCAATGCTTTTCTTTCTAATTTCATATATTTTGCTCCTTTCAGCGATCAAATTCGTTTTCATATTCTACTGATACAGGAAGTATCCAATCTTGAACGCCGTTCTTGTTTGGATCAAGTCCGTATGAATTGTCACGGGTAATCTTTTTGATGATTCGTCCTTCGGATAACTCCGGGTATGAAGTAAGCTTGTAGGCTATACCATCAATGGTGACAGGCTCCTTACATATCCATTTCCCGATACCATCTAGAAACGTCTGAGCGGTCATTTTAACCCATTCACTGTTTGAACCTACACGATACACTATGTAGAACGGGTAACGGCAAATCTGGCGAACGTGGGCCGTCACAGATTCCTTTTCACTGTATACCAGTGCACCGTTGTCAGCGGAAAAGATTATTCCGCTATCACCATCTAAATCCTCAAATGTGATTATCTCTCCATCAAGTCCGGGATACTGATTAAGCAGACTTTTCATTGCCTCAGTCAGTACATCGTACCCGGTAACATCATTACCTATTGGTTGTGGTTGCTCAGCCACTATTGCCACCTCCTGCCGTTTTCTTTACACTCTTTACCCATGTCTTACCATCTTTCTTTTTGGCAGCATCAAACCAGTACGCTTGTGCGTTTGGGTGTGCGGTCTTATTAAATACTAGATCCTCTTTAGCTTTCGTTTTACCGCTGTACTGGCTGACAAGTACCTTTTTATCTCCAAGCTTGGCCCATGTGCTTCCGGTCGTTTCGCTTACCATGGTCTTTCCTTTGTACAAAAACCGCCCAGCTGGACCGTAGGCAGCAAATACCACACCCGAACCCTGCACCGCAGCGCTTGCTGCCCTTGTCACGTTAATAAATGGCCCTTCCTGCTTTGGCATGAACGGCTCCATACTATTCATAACATCGCCATCAAGGCCGTATTGGGCCTTTTGGTACTGCTTATCAAATCGGGATAGATTAAGCTTGACCTGTATGTCTCCATCAACTTTAGACCACTTGGGGAAATGCTTTGTTGCCATGCTATTTTCCTCCGATCTCAAAATGAGGAATTAGTTTATACGGTCCGCCTGCTGTGGTAATCAGGTACACATCATCACGGGTCTTGTTTATGTAATCGTAAAAACCATTCTTGTAGGCCGGGTCAGCGTCGTTTACTGGTGCTGCAGCATATTCACCACGAATGAAGAAATCCGTTCCTCCGGTAAATGTAACGGACACCGGAAGCTTATCAGCCACCTGCGCCGCCCATTCCTTAGGTCCTTTGTATGGCTTTCCTGCTATTGTAATAGCTCCATCGGTTAAAGCATACTTAACATGCAATTTAGCCGTGTCAGCGCTTTCTAAGCCTGTCTTAGCCACGTTTGCGCCTTTGTCAGTATTCAGGTCAACGTTATGTAGTACAGTAGGATACCATGTGATACCCTGCGCTGTCTTATGTTTATTAAATATTGTTACTGTGTCGGTATACATGTGACACCTCCTACCTTACAACAAAGTTCTCCCACTTTTTGTATGCGTCCACATAGGTTTCTTTCTTGTCTCCGTTGTGGGTAATCTCATAGTACATTCCATCTGACACCGTAGTACTCACCAAGGCCTTGTTGTTCTGGAGAGTTTTGCAACTCCACACCACAAATACATCGTCCTTTGTAATCTTCTTTCTGTCAGTCTTGTCAGCATGAGTGTTGAAATAATCAGCAACAATATTTTTGCATAAGTCTAAAAATGTATCATTTGGCATTTTATTTTTCCTTTCCTATAACCCTGCATAAAGCAGAGGCACGCTGCAATCATCAGTTACGCCTGTAAGGTATTCTCTTGCTGCATCATAGCAAAGCCGGTTCTGTGCCTGTGTATCGCCTGCAGCACTGAGTACGGCACTCTTTACAGAAGATGTGGCACTGAATGAAATAGATTCAGCCCCGGCGGTCTTGCTTGTGACAATGTTCCCGACAATGTTTCCAAATTCATCAGTTCTATATCCTCCAGCTTGCGCCATCTTCTCCGCCTGTTCAACCTCCTGTAACTTATCAGCCACGGCGCACACGGCTTTCTTCACCTTCATAGCCGCGCGATCGTCGGAAGGAAGGCCGGACACCAGACGGTCAAACGTCATAGTGTCCAGCTTATCACTTGCCTTTTCTGATAGGCGTTCAAAATCCTCCTGCTCTATCGCCGTGCCGTAGTACTTCTCTTTGTAAAACGTGTAATCCGCATACGCCATGGCTTAATCTCCTTAACCGTTAGATTTAATCATACCGATACGGACATTCTTGTGGTTGAACTTTAATGCCCAGTTCGCCTTATTCGCAAGTTCTGCGTTTGTCGGCGACTCCTTTGCGATACTATCAGCCTTAATAGAAAAGCCATTTGGATGAATTACTCTACCCTGTTTTGTGTACAACTTTTCAATACCTGCGGAAGTCTCTGGATCGTAGTCAGGGTAATAAGGTTTCTCATAGTTGTTTTTCGGGCAGGTAAGGAATGATCCCTGACCGATAATGTAGGATTTGTACACCGGATTTGTACCAGACGTATCAATCGTGAATCTGTCTGTAACAAGTGGAATAAGTCCGCCAATAGTAGGTAACTCAACATTCCTTTCGATGGCGTTTGCGATCGTATACTTATTGTAGTCAACCAATCCCATGGATTTGTACTTTGCAAAGATATAAGAGTTGATTATGTAGAGCCCGAAGCCATCCGCCATATCTCCAAGGGCTTTCTGCTGTGCGTAAATCAACGTAGTTTCATCAATCTTATTGGCTGCTTCCACAGTGTCCCCAGCTGCGCTTAAATCGGTAATATGATTGTCCATTCCTGCGAGCTGCAAAGCGGCGTCAGTTATTGCCATCATATCTCGGGTCCATACCTGGCGATAATATCCAGAAACAGAATTACCGACATGCGTCATAGGGGCTGCACCGGTTAACTCTTTGGTAAAATCCTTTGCTTGCCATGCTTTCATTCTCTGGATCATCATAGCTGTCTGTTTTCCACCAGATACTTCGGATGGAGTATTGTTTGTTAATCCATCGTTGTTTAATGCCTGATCGTCATTCTCATCAATCGGAATGTAGAATGGAAGTGATGCAACATTTCCCTTCTCTCCGATTAAAGCCATAATTGTGGGATCTTCTACCATAATCCCTGATGCAAGGATCTTATCATTCCATGTGGGCTGTTCTGCCATATACTCGGCGAATACCTCCGGGTCAAAATCAAAACCGCCAAACCGTCCTGTCATTGCCATATTGTTATTTCTCCTTTTCTTATTTTCTTAAATTCTCATAAAGTTCCGGGCTGTTAGCTTTTAAAGCCATTCGTTCATCAATATTCATCTTTGAGAATGACTCTTTTGTAACCCCTGTAAAGTTCTTGTCTTTACCCATTGGCTGGGTGAATGTGGCTCTGTTCTGCTGTGCTGCCTGCTGGGATTCATCAACAAGAATGTTAGGAATCTGATTCCCGTCTTTGTCAGACACAATGGTTTTAAAGATATCTTCTAAAGACTGTCCCCTCGCTGTGTCCTTGCTCAGTTCATCAGCAAGTTTGTTTCTGACGCTGTCTGCCGTGAGATCGTTTACAAACCGCTTACCACCCATGAATTTATCAATGGTAGCGTCTAACTGGCGTTTGTATTCATCGGCCAGTCGTGCGGCCCTTTCATCTTCCAGTTTCTTTGTGAGATCGGTGATCTGTGTTTTATATTCATCGAGATTTACACCATCAAAGGCCTTTAACTGCTCTTGTACAGCATCAAGAGAGGTTTTGTATTCGTCTCTCTTAGCCGTTGCTCCGGTATACTCAGCAATAGTGCGATAATTCTCTTTCCATTCCTTATCCAGAGTGGCTTTCTTGTCCTCTGAAACCTCGATTCCTAAGCCTGTTAAAATTGCATATATATCTTTCATTTTCAATCCTCCTGAAATGATTTATTGACCGCTCTTTCTGCGGTAGGGATTTGCTCGTTAGACCACGTGCGAGGTAAACGAACCATATTGCCGATGTCAGCAAAATGGTAATATAAAAGAGCCAGCGCATTGGCACCAGCTCAATTTATTGTTTGAATTATAAACTAATTTCTTCAACCCTTGCTCTTTCTTCAAGTGTCATAGCATACTGCGTCATTACTCTTAGCTGGCTATTCAACAAGTCATAGCTACATGATGGAGTAAAGTTAAGTGTACCTGCTTTGTATCTTTCAAGCATTGCACTTAAACCTTCCATTCTAATCTTTAACTGCATATATTCAGCTTTAAATCTCTCTTTATAATCCTCGCTGTTCATCATTCCTACTGTATCAGTTAGTTTCATTTTTAATCTCCTTCGATAATTTCATTATACCTTGCGTGATATCAACCATGCTCTACAAATGGAATCGCTTGGCTTCAGTATCGGCTCTGATCCTGTTTTTGGTCTTCCTGCCACATATCGTGCAAGTGACCCATGTTTCCGATTCTCTCATGCTATTCCTTCCTCGCATTGTTGTATCGTGTCGCTGCCCCGTTTGCGGCCGCTGACTGTTCTCTATTCCACTTTGCTATGCTCAGGCGTTCCGTAAGCTTCTTAAGATCATTATCATTGCAGAATGTGTTATATGCTTCATTCTGCTTCCTGAGTAACGCCGCCTTACGATCATATTCATGCTGGAGCTCAAATTTAAGAGGTTCTTCTTTAACAGAATCAACAGCCGCCTTCATTCCAACAAGTTCCTGCTTAGTCTTGCGTATCCTGCGTTCTAATGCTCTTTGCCGTTTATTTAATTCCTCCATGCGGGCATTATCTTCTGTTTGGATATCAGCGTAAGGATTATTTACACCATCACCCGGACCGAAGCTATGGCGGCAGTTCGCACCGCACAAGCCCGTGACCGTTCCGTATCCGGTAGACTTAACAAAATCCGGGAACTGCTTTGTCCTGCCGGTCCGTGAAAAGAATTGCCCTTGCCACCAAAGGTGATTCTTTGGATTCATGCCACCGTCACCACTTCTTGCTCCAAGGTGGGCCGATGTGAGGATAATATCCCAGTCCATTTCCTCCATACGGGTCATTTGTATGTTTCCTGTTGCCTGACTGATTCCAGTACGCACAGAGCGTGTAATAGCCGTTTCAAGCGTGTCTTTGTGGCCTGTTGGGTATTTAATCACTCCGCCGCCTGAAATGGCGTTGTTGATGGCCTCGTACACTACCTGGTTGTATGATACAGTTCCAGAAGTTACCAGCCTATAAGCGTTATCGCATTCGTTGATATAAAGCTTCTGCGCTTCTATAGCCGTTGTCCTAGTAAAGTTCCGTATCTCTCCGTTTGTGGCTTCATACATTCTTTGCATCTGTCGGATCATTGCAGGGGATTCTTTCAATGGTGTAGGATTAAGGCCAGCTTCCCGGTATATTTTATCATCGTGCTGCAGCGCCTTGATTCCGGCTTCTTCCATGGCTTTCTGGACTTCTTTTTCCTGCAGCTTCGTAAACTTGATAATCTGCTTCTGGATATCTTCAAGTATCTGCCCGGATTCCTGCAATACATCAATCTGCCATTTGTCGGAAGCGGTAAAGAGATAATCAACACCACGCCCCAGCCTTGCCCCGATTCTACGTACAATCAGATTAATTATGTAAGCTCTAAGTTGCGAGGCATATTCTTCTGACTGTTCGGTGATCTTTTGCAGGTATTCAGGTTTAAGCATCTAATCACCTTTTCCCGGATTTTTCACTTGCTTTAAATACCAAAAGGAATAAACAAATCACAATAATATTGATTGTTGATGTAGCCATTATGTTTCCTCCGTTTCATTCTCATCACGTTCCCAAAAGAACTCGATGCAATCTTTTTTTACTGAGCCGCGGGAACCGTCCGTAAACTTAAAATCAATAAACTGGTGGTCCTTAATAAAATTGTCACTCATGATCGCTTGCATCTGCTCATACGTGAGATTCACATCATATATTGAGCCGCCGTGGGTTGCTATGTTAATCATATTATTCCTCTCCGAAAAGTTTCGGGCTTTCCTGGTCTGCTTTAGCCTCTGCTATCATGGCCTTGGCTTCTTCTTCGCTCATTCCCTCAAACTTCTGGTAGTACATCCATGCTGGTACTTTGCCCTGGACAACATATTGCCACCATCTTGCTCTATCTTCTTCCCTGCTGTATGTGATATCACCAAAATCATAGGTAACTTCATAAGGCCCCACCGGTGCAAGTCCGTACAGGTCAGCGAATACATTCAGAGCATAAATAAGACCGTCCATACAATCTTCTAACTTATCTCTGCAATCTTTGATAAGCTGGATCGTCCGGCGGTCATCGCTCTCTACCTGTGTGGCTGTAACCATTCCTGTTTTCTGGTCGAATACAAAGTACCCGGAGGAGAATCCAACTTTCCACCCTATAAAAGAAAGTTCATTGTTGATTCCCTTGATTCTGGTGTCGGTATTAAGTTCAGGGTTGATTTCCTTGTAAAACTCGTCTGGTCCGTTTCCGAATACATTCTTCACATAATGTGGAAGCCCTGCAACCGGCGTTCCTACTTTCTGAGTGCCGACCTTTTTCCCGTCCTGCATCAACAAACGATCATCGGCAAGAACAATCCTACGGCTGTCCTTTATCTCCTCGCTGTTACGGCTATAAGCAATATCAAGGTTCATTAATTCTTCGATCACATTCTTATAGATCGGCAGCCCAAGAGGACTATTGATTTCCGTATTGTTTGCCTGTGGTGTTCGGAATACTCCAAACAGCATACGGTCCAATGGTTCACCGTTCTGCTTCACCAGAGATACATCAGGATCAAGCCCGGTCCATTTGGTTTCTTCCAGTGGAACCGGCTTGCCTTTGTCGTTATCGCTTGTACTCACATAGGCCCGGTTGCTTATCAAATACTCGCCCGTATCGCTGTTGATCCTGTGATACTCGAATTTGGTATAGTACTTACGGGATAACGCCGTACTGGTTGTATACGTGTCAATGAATATGATCCCGGTTATGTTTCCGTCATCGTCCGAATCCACAATCTTAAAGCTGTTCGGAAGAAGGAAGTCTATGCCCTTTCCGTTAGGCTTAACGATGAACGTTCCGGCAGCACAACCATACTCTATCCATTCTCTGATCTTAAAGTATCGTTTCTCAATCTGTTGCTGCAGCCATTCCGCCCGTGGGCTTCCGTCAATGGTAATATGTATAGCCAGAGTAGTAAGCCGGGCTGTTTCCTCACACAGCACCTTGCCGAATCCTATTGTACGGATATCATGCTCAGCACTCAGCCAGTATGGGCGGTCCTGGTATATGTTCATGCACTTATCTATTACAATATCCATTTCCTGTGAGGTGCCTGGCTTCACGTCAAATTCTTCTAATGCTTCTTTCTGGAATAACATGTTCCACCACCTCCTTACCGTGTCCAGTAATCCCATTTAATCACCGCCATTTTGTTCACTGTTTGCTTTTCCTATGTACATGTACTTTGTTTCTCCGAAAAGATTTCTGCTGACTTCCATTTCCGAATCAAGAGCATGTTCAATCCCTCTCATATAACCTTTCACAAATAGAACATCCTCAACGCAGCCGCAGCGCTTACACTGATATTTGTATATGCCGTTATGCTTAATCGTGTCAAACTCATGGAACGGACATGATTCTTCTTTCTGGCGGTTTTCATTGATACCCTGCATGATCTTAATTCCATTTTCATCAACTCCGGCTTTCCTTGCTTTTTCAATATCAAACATTATGCACTCGTCCCCCTTCTGCTGAACAGCGATTCAAACGCATATCTGACCGCCGCTATCGTGTGATCCTCCTGCCCCTCTGGATATCCGCTTATGACTTTACCGTCCTTGTCACGGTCATACTCATACCGGGTAAACTCTTCATAGGCATTCGGTGTCCTGTTCTTGTCAATTACAATGGTTCTGCGTTGCAGCCATTTAAAGCCGTACTCAACGCTGCCCGGGCCTTTTACTGCTGGTCTGGCAGGCAGTCCCATGTCTCTGTAGTCAGACGTGGATTTGTTCTCATTGGTGTCACAAGTTATAATATAATCGTCATACCCCTTTCCCTTTATCCACGCTGCCGTAGCTTCGTTACTGGTCTTATGTACATAGTTTTCATCAATAAGGTATATCTTCTCGCTGTGGCTATCGTAATATGCCCTAACAAAGGCGTAAGCGTCAGGCCACCAGCCCCAGTCAACACCCTGGTATATACGGTCAAACGTTGCGATTTCTTCATCTGTAATGGTACGCTTCTCTATATACTCAAACACATTGCCGCCGGTGCCGTTTGCTTCTCCCATGTACTCATTTTCATAAGCCACGGGGTTCACTTCTTTTAGATGTTCTGCATCATTAATAAACTTCTGCCCCAGCCATTCCGGCGGCACGTCAAGATATGTACTCTTGTGTACGACTACGTCCGGGTTCTCTTGTTCCGCCTTGTCAACGTATTCATTCGCCCAGTTGTTTTTACTCTTAGGTGGATTGAATGACTTGAATTTATAGGCTTCATCACCGCCTCGGATAGCGGATTGTTCTATGCTTCGTATCTCTTCCGGGCCTGCAAACTGGTCAAGCTCTTCAAACCAGATGATCCCGATATATCCAAACTCCGGCTTTATGGATTTGATTTTTAACGGATCATCAGCACCACGAAAATATATCTTCTGTCCGGTGGGTTTGTATATAATTTCTAGCGGCGAAACCCTGTAATCGAATTCATCTTCAAGGCCCATCTTCTGAATTGCCCATTTGATCTGAGCATACACGGAATCCCTTATTGTATTGCCCACCTTGCGAAGTACAAGGGCGTGCATGGTCGGATTGTTTTTCACTGTTTCAACAATCGTACATGATACTCCTGATGACTTCGTGGACCCACGGCCGCCGGGGAAAACATATTCACTGTGTTTCTTGTTCCTGATATCCCGTATCACCCAGTGGAAGTTATCGGCTATGATGTCAAGGTCCATGTGATATGTACCGGAGTTTCTAGCAGATTCAATTAAGCGTTGCCTTTCTTCTTCGGCCTCTTTGATCCGCAGGGCCTTTTCCAGATCGTTTGCGGCTTTCAGTTTGTCAGCCACGGCAACATCAAGTTCGAATTGGTCTTTCTCTTCACCTCTGACAATGCGTGTTCTAAGCTCCTGGATTTCTTTTATGGAGCATATACGGGTCGAATCTATTTCATTTTGTCTCTCCGCTATATAGGCTGAAATACAACCATTTGCAACCATCTTGTGTGCGTTTCCTCTTGCGTGTTTCTCTGAATATCCTGCCTTGATGGCTGCTTGCGCTGCATTCCCTCCATTTTCGATATAGGCATCGGCAAACGCTTTCTGCTTCGGTGTCAGTTTTTCTGCCATGCGCTCACCGCCTTATGTATATCCGCAAGACAGTTCACAACATCAATTCCGGAAGCTGTTCGCAATATCTCATAGTCTTTCGTTTTCATAGTTCCGTCTCTGCATTTCTGCCACGTAGGTGTTATCAGGTGATATATATTAATCATTCTTCCCTGGTCCTCTGAATAGAATTGGCTGGTGTTGATCTTAATCACCAATCCCTTGCTTGTTATAGCTTTCTGTAACTTCTTCATTATCATGTTAAGGTTCATAAGATGCGCCCTCCTTCCTATCTCATCTTACACTTTCAATAGTACTTCTTGACTTTCTTTCTCCCGCACTTCTTGCATTTGTATTCTATTCTCAGAACTCGGTATCCTGAATAATCTATGTATTTACTTCTCCCGATCTCTACATATTCGTGCTTACATAATTCAAACATTGTTCGTTTCTCCATTTCTATGCATAACAAAAGCACCCATCGAGTTACACAAGACAGGCGCTTTCGTTGGAGGTGTAATTATGAAGTTGAAGCTGATACGAAGCACCCGGATTCGAACCAGAAAACTATCTGCGTGAATATCGCTGATGCTCTGCCATCGAAATGTGCTTCGTTATGCCGGATTCCCCGGCACGCCTTATTGTTTATAGTCTGGTAAGGGAAAGCCAGACTGGCCTTATAATTCAGTTTATAGTCTGGAAAGGTTGGGTCAGACTGGCAATCTATTAGCACCGCATTGCCAGGTGCGCCTTTGATATTATAGTCCGTCAAGACTAGTCGGACTTGCTAGTGACCATAAGGGGTTTTATGATTCACTTGTTCCATTTACAGTATAGCATGAAAGCAGTGTACACTTCTATTCACACTTTATTTAGGCTTTACTATTTCAAGATGTTCCAGTGCTCTCCTGTGCAGCACATGAACCCACGTCCATTCGTATCCTGATTCAATGCAAACTTCTTCCCATTTCAGCCCCTTGACGTATTTTAAATAAAGTATTCTTTTCTCGTCCTCGTTATCCAGCCTTTCAATATTTTTAAAAACGCAGGTATAACACTTAACCCTGTGGTATCTGGCCTTTATGAGTATCTGTTCTTTTTCTTCTAAAGCGACTATGTAGTTTGACAAATCTGTCTTTTCATTGCCGTGAGGCATTCCGTCCCCCATACCTGCAGATGCTGACATTTTTTCTTCCCTGGTACTTTCTATGTCCAGTTCAATATCTTTGACAGCAAGCTTCTTTTTTTGATACTGCCTTAAGTAATCTTTCTTTAAGTCATTATTTATATCCAAATTACCGCCTCCGTCCTACAGCCAGTAACATTCTCGTTGTAAAGTCCCAGTCAAGGGCTAATCCATTACCAATATAGCTCTTTTCCCGTGGCTCCTTATTCTGTATTCCTTCTTGAAATCCTTCCTGTGGTGAAAAGTTATATCTACCTTTGTACTTCCAATTGTTTTTTGCATATGCCGAAATATGTTTCTGTGGAATCCCAAGTTCTTCTTCTGCTTCTGCAGCGGTATAACTCCCTATCTTTTCGCCATCATCGTAGACAGCGTAAATCTTTCTTTTTGACATCGTTATCCCTCCTGTCCTATAATAGCCTCAATCTCTTTTTCAATATTATCCATGGCCCCCCACATATGCTGTGCTTCCTTCTTCTGATCCAGGTTATGTGTATGTACCATAGTGTCACTGTAGCTTTGTTTATATATTGCCACTGTATCCCTTATTCGCCTGATCTGGCTATCTTTTGATTCCAACTCATCAGCCTGTAGTCGGCATATCTGATTTATATGGTCAAGCATCATTTCTGCCGCATTCATTTTCTTTCCCCCTTTGTAAAAGCTGTACCTATAGTTTCATTACTTCTTCATATCGCTTTGTTGATGTCAACAATACGTTACTCCTGAAAATCTTCGTTTACCTGATCTTTCCCCACCCGTCAATATTGGCTGTTCTTTCTTTTCCGCACTTGCTGCACCGCCGTGTTATTTCCTTATCCATGCCGCTGTTTACCAAACGGCTGGAGACAAACACGTTATAGCAATGCTTACAGGATAATCGTTTCATTAATCCTTTCATGCTTTCGCCTCCTGTGCTGGCATATATTCCGGGAAGTCGGTTATATCCATCTGTGGATCAGGAGTATAAATAAGCATTTCTTCCTTTGACTTCCTGTAGAATTCCTTTGAAACCTCAAACCCGTAACTGCTCCTGCCCAATTCCATAGCGGCCCGTAAGGTTGCCCCGCTGCCAGCACATGGATCAATTACAACATCACCCGGATCGGTAAGTACTTCTATCAAATCCTTTAATGTATTAACTGGCTTTTGCGCCGGGTGGATTTTAGGAATATTTTTCCCATCACGTTTCCACTCAAACCAGTTAAACACCATATGCCCAGTTCCCCTGATTGTTTTCCCATCTTCGTCAAACTGCGCACCGTTTCGAAACTTAGGAAGTTTATCCCGGTATAGCAGCAATGCATATTCGGTCGCTCCTACAATTCTCATATTTGCTTTCAGTACTTGTGGAGAATAGTTCTTAATAAACACCAATGGAATGTTGTTCTTAAACCCGTGCTTTTCTGCATAGTGTAACACCGTCTGCATTTGTTCAAAGGCACAGAATACTATCATGCATGGAGCATCTGAACTTCTCCCACGTTTCCCTGCTTTTGCAGGCTCCTTTTTAAGAAGCCGATTGCAGAAATGGAAGTACTCTGCAATGTTGAAATTGAAATCCGTATTAAACGCTGCTTTCCCGGCAAGTTTGCTTTCGCCGTTCTTATTGTCACCGCCCTTATACCACATTGGATTGCTGCCATAGAAGTTATTTCCGATGTTGTAAGGGATATCAGCTATTACAAGCTGTGCTTTCGGTATTCCATACCTCTTGTAATTCTGGAAATTGTCATTGTATAATTCTGTTTTCATATTTTTTGAAAGGAGCCCAGGATATCCTTCTCGCCCGGGCAGGCTCCGGCCTCCTTTCTTTGATTTAGTGATTTTTTCTATACAGTCTATCTCTGGTTTCTTTTATCGCTTTGTGGCAATCCTCACAGATTTCCTTTACTTCTTTTCTTCTGGCTTTTTTTCTGTCAATTCCCATATCGGATAATTCATCAGGGTAGAAATCAATTCCGCTTACTGCATATGCATCTTCTGTCAATTTATCGCATATGTCGCATTTATAAGCTATTGCCATGTTTTACCTTCTTTCTCATGCAAATATCAGTTATCGTTGAATATAGAATAGTCCACATTTCCTGCAAGAATATCATCTATACTGTATCCATTTTCTTTGTAGATAAGATATTCGTCATAAGTCATAAACGTTTTTGTTTTCCAATTAGAGTACTCTTCTAATTGTTCAGGGTTTGCCTTTTTTTCAATTATAGTTACCGTACCTTCAAAAATTCCAAACTCAGATTTTTGCCTGAAAGTATGTGTCTCCGCAACATCATCTTCCAGCATTGGTTTCGTAAGATACCATAAATTATCATCTTTCCATGTAATTTCTTCTAATTTTGTATTTGGTTCTAGGTTTATCTCCATATTACCACCAAAAGATTTTGTGATTCCTTGCTGGCATCCTGTAATAGATAAAGCTGTTATTGCCACGCATATAATTGTTAATAATTTCTTATTCATATTTATCTCCTCAATACTAATTTTCCCATTCTCTTATCAATTTGTAACACAACCCCAAACCTCCAGATGTTTCAGGCAATCTCCAAATACTGCATTTATAGGGGCAAGTGCTGTCTACTTCGCATTTCCAACACTCACATTTTTCATCTGTATTTAGATATACTTCATTATCCAAAATAACCTCCATCAAATCCTAATTTTACTGGCCTAACTCTATATCAGCTATTGCTTGGAACACCGGGTAAAACTGTGCCGGCACTACGGCGTTTCCGAGGCATTTAATTCTGTCCACCCGATTGGGAATCCCATTAGCCACTCTACCCACTCCGGGTTCAGCTGCCCACCAATCTGATCGTTTAGGTTCCTGCTTCTGTTCGGGTCTTCCCATCGGCTTCTCTGCCCCGTCTTGTAATCTCTGGCTTGTGGTGTTGCGAACCTCTCCCTCATAATCTCTCCAACCATGGAATCCCTGCTGATCTGAGATTTTGGAAAAGTTGAATTCTTTGCATCCTGCGCTGTTGGTGTCGGAAACAATCTTACAACTTGCGAAAGTCTCATCATGCTCTGCCCTCCGCTTTTGTTCTTGTGGCGTATCGTTCCGTTTTTTGTCATTACTGGATTCCCCGGTTTTATATATCCCCTCGCATCTGTAGCCATTGGCGTGGGCCACATCTTTACTGCACTTGCTAAATCCGGACTTCTCCTCGCTCTCTCTGAGGGGCAATCTCCCCGTATCGTTGCCTTTGGCGTGGGCCACAATGGCGGTTCTGTATCGTTGATGCGGGGCGTTGACACCGCAAGCTGGTAATACAAACGTCCTGACGGTGTAGCCTGCGGCTTCCAGGTCAGAAAGCACCGTGTCGAGTGCCATATTGATGATTCCAGCAACATTTTCTCCAACAACCCAAGCGGGCCGCAGCTCTTTGATAACCCTAACCATTTCTGGCCAGAGGTAACGGTCATCCTCCTTGCCTCTTTGCTTCCCGGCTGTACTAAAAGGCTGACACGGGAATCCACCTGAGATAACGTCAACTGTCCTTCTATTTGTTCGTTCATAAAAATCCGCTCCTGTCAAATCCCTAATATCTCTCCAACGTGGCACATCGGGCCAGTGTTTTTCCAATATCTTTGTGGGATAATCAGCCCATTCACATTGCCCTATACTTTTAAAGCCGGCCCATTCAGCTGCCAGATCAAGGCCGCCAATTCCTGAAAACAGGGATAAATGCGTAAGCTGCCTTTTTTCTGTATAATCAGTCAAATCCATTTGACCATCACATTCATAGTTTTCAAAACTGTCTATTCCCATTTCTTTTGAAAGGAGCCGCTGCAGCTTTTATCCGGATAGCTCCGCCTCCTTTCTTATTCAGTTAAATACGGGTTTAGCGTTCATCTTCCAGGTAACAATCAATGTCATCACCAACGAAAGAATCTAAAATATTACAAATTCCCTCTATAAACTTCTCAGAAAACACATTAACAAATTCTTCTAAATCACATACCTCATCTTCTCCCCATTTGATATCACATTCATCTGGAGAAACCAGTGTTTCTTCCTTCCCTGGCATCTTTAACATTTTTGTTTCGTATATCAATTCACCGATAACTTCATCCCTGTCATATCCTTCTGGCTCTTGCAGATATCTCTTTACGGCCATCAAAGTCTTTTTATTTGCTTTCATGCTTTACCTACCTTTAAATACGGGTTTACATTGCTTCACGTATCCGCATAATCTCCCGATCCAGTTTCATATCCACGATACCCATGACCCGCTCATCATCAATGCCAAGTAGTTCCTGGAGCTGTGCGATCATTATTGCAACGTCTGCTATTTCCTCCGCAACTCTCTGTATGGCCTCGGATATCATGTCCACCTTGCCAATCCCCCTACACTTTGACTGTGTAGCCCTCCAAAGCTTATTTATAGCCTGCGTAAGCTCTGCCATTTCCTCTATGCACTGGCGGCTTTGTGATTCGTAGCCGTAGTGGTTTGCTATGTATCTGATCTTCTGGTTTGTATTCACTGCTCAACCTCCTGTGGCTTCTCGCACCGCTCAAACTCTATTACCCATACCCAGGGATCGTGTGCCCATGTGCAATTAGAATCTTTTTTTAAAGTACCATTCCATAATTCAGCAAACGCTTCTCTGGCGGTCAAATCAAACTCAATCACATCATCAAACTTCCCGCTCCCAATTTTATCTCGGAATGTGCAACACCCTTCTTTTACTGCCTGTTCTTCTGTAATGTCCTGTAGCCGTTCTGCCCGTACATTTGTTACCTTTAACCATATCCGGGCCGCCTCCTTCGGCATGTGGATTGATGGATTCCACCTGTACACTGTCCGCTGTTCATCGGATGCTATGTACTCATATTTAAAATTTGTTGGGTGCGTGGTTCCGTCGTTGATATATGTCTTTTGCCATGTTTCCCGTACATAGAGGATATCTCCCAGTTGATATGGTGGTCTTGCATATCCCGTCAATATGCCAGGCTTATCTCCCCAAAACCACATTCTTTCAATCTTATCATTTTTTATCTCACCGATTTTACAAGCTCCAAGCTTCGCGCCTGCCGGATGTGTCTTTACAATCCGCCGTGTTACCGTCTTTCTATCGTCAAGTATAGCCCGGACCATATCTGTGTTGAATAAAATAGGCTTTACGCTCATTCCTTCATCACCTCCACAAATTCATATCCCGGAACGCTTATACATCTTGGCTGCCCTGGGACCGCCTTTATGATTCCAAGATCGTCCATCTGCTGTATGTTCTCATGGACTGACTGCTTGCTGTGTAACCCTACTCCCTCGCCTATCTCCTGATATGATGGAGGGTATCCATGGGCTTTTATGTACTGCACGATGAAGTCTTTTATTTGTTTGTGACGTTCCTTCATTGTCAATCACTCTCCGGCAGTATTTTAACTCCAGTTACTCTGCTCAAAAATTCTCTTCCATCATCTGACACATGATACCAGTTATCACGGCTCTTTGTGGCAAATCCAATCGATACAAGATGTTCCCAGCCTGGTACATCACGTTCTCCTGTATTGAAATAATTTCTGTATGGCTCATACTTCCGGTGTTTTGTTCCTGTAACTTTTCTGTTTTCAAACCCGATAGCATGTTTCATATCGTCAATTTGTTTGTATGTAACATTTTCATATATCAAAACACCTACCATTGTCCAATTCCTTTCTTGCGCTCTCTGGCGCACGCTGATGGCTCAAATTCCGCTCATATTGCCATCTGTGACATTTCTATCGTCCAAGCCTATAAGCCGTCTAAATGGTTTAATAAATCAATCCCCTACGCTGGAAGAATATCTCCCGGTATGTAATGGCAGTTCGTACCGGCACCATATTCCTTCCACGCTTCGCCATGTACTCCACAATAACAGCATTCGGCAGCTTTCTCACGATCACTGCATCGTTGTCCTCTTTCTGCACATAGCCATTCTTAATGTCTATTGCTTCTGTCCGGTATGTGACATGATCCCCGATCTTAAGCTTGTCTCTCAATGCATCAATATCCTTTTGCCTGATAATCATGTTCAACCCTTTTCGCCTCCATTCTTTGGGCTTCTTAGATTATTTATAAGTTCCTGATTGTTTTTTTCTGCTATGTAATCCCTTACTGATTCTTCCGGGAAAGCAATTTGATAGGTTCGTTCCTTGATCCGGTTGGTGATCCGCTCGTCATAATTCAACATGTCCAATGCTGCATTGCTTGTGAAAATTGTCACCTTACGTTCCACATACCTGTCATTGATTATCTGGTAGAACTTATCATTGATCCAGCCTGCCGGGGTCTCTGTTCCAAAATCATCAATAATCAGGATTTCTACGGCTGCCAATGAATCAAGTAGCTGGCTTTCTGTTTCTCCGTTCTCGCTCGGCTTTTTATTCCATGTCCGCTTGATTTCTTTGATAATGGTTGTGGACCCGGCAAATTTAACCTGATGGCCCTTTAACAGCGCATTGGCTATTCCTACCGCCATTCTGGTCTTGCCTGATCCCTTAGTTTCAGAGTAGAGATACAACCCCATTCCCTGGCTTTTCATATCGTCAAAGTTATCAATGTAGTACTTCACGGTCTTTGCGGCAACTGCTATCAGGTTACGGCTGGCAATCTCCCGGTAGATACTGAGATTAAAGTTTTCCAGTTTAACATCTTTGAATGCTTCTGGCAGCTCTGCAAATTTCAATCTCCTAGACGCCACCATCTTTTCCCAGCAATCACATTGTTTGCCATACTCCATCCCATCATCACCGGTATAGAACACCCAGCCGGTCCCCTTGCACTTCGGACAGGTATCAGTATCCGTCAAAGATTCCTGTACAGTCTGTGTCAATCCCGGCTGAGATCGCTTCTGCAGCAAGTCCCTTTTCATTCGTTCCAGTTCGTCCTCCAGACGGCCCATTGTCCTTCCCTCCCTCATAATTTTTATCAAGATAGTCAACATAGCCTGAATTAAAGAATGTACTTCCGTTCTGTGGCTTACGCCAGTCCTCGTCTTTTTTTAGATCGGCCTTGTACCGTTCAATGGCTCTCTCCATTTCCTCTCTTCCAATCTTGGATAACTCCTTTTTCTTTGTGTCTGAAATTTGCCCCTTGCCTTTTTTTAATGGGTATAGTTTCCAAAGATCTTCAAACAACGTGTTATGGTCATTCACAATGCACTTTATATCTTTCTTTATATCTTTCTTTAATATCTTTCTTTTTTGGGGGGTGACGTCTTCCCCTGTACCACTGGTGACGTCTTCCCCTGTACCACTGGTGACGTCTTCCCCTGTAGGCGACGTCTTCCACTGCGGGGGTAAAGAGGACCACTCTTTTATCCTTTTATTCAGCTTCACTTTCTTGGGACTGGTATAGGTTGGTTGCTGCGTTACGGTAATTACATTCCCTTCTTGCAAGCTATTAATTACCAAAGCAACGCTCTTTTTATTCAATCCAGTCCCATTGGCTACGAAACTGTTAGAGAACTCGCATTCCTTCCGTCCATACCCGTAGGTATTTCTTATCAGGCAAAGCAATACTCTTATCTGTGCGCCGTTGAAATCAGCATGGAAAACGGCCTCTAACAACTCATTGGCTACCCTGGTATAACCGTCCTCCAGTTGAGGACCACTTACTTTGTCCTTGCCTCCTTCGCCCAAATCATCACTCCTGTTCTAATGCTTTCCCGGATTCCCATTCATGGTATATATAAATCCAACGAACAAATTTCATTGTTACAAGCCATTCATTTTCTCCCTTCTCATGGCATACAGTTGAGAAGTCGAAACGCAGTAATTCCGGTACTTTGTAGGCCGCTTCTATTTCATCATACAAACTATACTTTTCTGACCTCTTTAGGTGGTAATGAATGGTCCATGAACCGCTCATGCAGAGATCCAGCCAGTCCCCCAGTCTCATTGTTACAAGCCATTCACAATTATTTTTACGGTGAAATACGGTAGGAAAATCATATCCAAACGGTAAATCATTCGCACCAGAATCATTAATCGCCTGTTCCATGGCTTCACAAATGTTCAGCCGTTCAACTCTTTTACACTCAATATGTATACCGGGAAGCCCTACAACATCAGCAACACCGTTCGCTCCGCAATACTGTTGACTTCTCCGGGTGTCGTATCCATGATCTCTCAGGAGTTTGGCAAGTTCGCGTTCACCTGCCGCACCCTTCTTTTTGCTATTAATCTTTCCCAAGATACTCCTTTCTCCCCCGCCACCCTGAAATAGCAGCGGAGGCTGTACCAATGGCATGTCGTGACACATAGACCTTTGGGATTCCTTTTATTGTCAGCCCGTTAAGGCACACAAGGCTATTCTGCGTACTTAATACCGTACACCTTATATTTGTTCGTGAAACTCTCTACGCCCGTTGTATGGGCCTCTGTGTGATGCATACGGCATAGACAAATCTTTCTATGCTGCGAATCATCAAGTGTTCGCCTGTCATTTCCCATGCCGATTGCGTCAACGTGGTGAATCTCTCCCGGCCTGCCGCATATTGCACACTTTTTAAGTTTAAGGCAGGCATACAGGTAATGACCTATATCGTCTGTCCGGTCCAGTGCAAAATCCATTAAGGGAATACCCATTTCAAGAGCATAATCCAGGATCACATTTATAAACTCCCTGGCAGTATCCATGGAACACCTTGAGAATGAAAAATACTCTGCTCCGGTCCGGTAGATGTAAAGATATTTTAGCCATTCTTTCATGACCTCCGGGACCTCTCCGGTATAGGCTGCTATATCATTAATCGTGGCATAGGCTTTCTTCCGCTGCTCTGCGCTGATATGCCGCCCATCATCAAGCCAGACCAAGCAATTACGCATACGCTTTTCCTCAATTGGTTCCATGAGGTTTTTACCTGGAATAAATATCTGGAGATATGTACCTTCCTGAACTGGCTTATATCCAGTTATTCTTGCAAGTTCATGCACTGAGTTTCACTTCCTCCGCTATAGGGAATCTTCCATTATCCAGGCAATCAGATAAATACCGGAACCTGGGAAGATAAATCTTGTTGATAAATTCTTCGTTGTACTGGATTTCAAAAAGCTGCCGCCGCATTGGGTCAATATCACGGTAGAAGTTGTTATAATCCTCTTCCAGAAGCCCGTAAGCCACGATATAAGCCTTTCTAAATGTAGATGCGAACATTTCCACCCATACTTGCTCCTGGTAGTGTTTTGGCACTTTAAAACCATTCTGGAACTTATATGTCTTAATCTCATAAATGGTATCAGATGTATTTCCATCAAGGTTTACCCGGAGCCTACCGGAAATGAATTGCTTGTCCTTTTCAATTCCCGGAATGTTAAGGCTATCAATGATACGATGTTCATAGGCAGTACCGGTCATCATAGCTTCGGTATGTATCTGGTTTCGAATGAAGCCAAGCTTTTCAAGCCACCACTTTTCGAATGTTTTAGTTTTCCAGTTTCCAACTAATTGCTGCGTATCGCTTGCACCGATATAATAGGACCGGTCTTGGCTGCTAATCATTTTAACGTCCTTAAGGCTTCGATCAGTTTCTTTTCCATATTTGCGAGGGAAGCATACATCTTGAATTTCATATCGAGATCATCTTCACTCATTCCGATCATTTCAGCGATTTCATTTTTCCCATATCCTTTTTTGTTTAAGGCTGTAAATTCTTCAAGTACTCTTTCCCTAACTTTCATGATATCGTGGAAAATATCAGCCTGCTTCTGGACTTGTTGCTCTTTTTCCTCATTGTCAAGCCATAAATCAAACCCAAGTCCGGTATGTATTGCAACGCCCTTTACAAATAATCTACACTGACTGTTCCATAATCTCTGCTGGCTCATGGAATTATCTTTTACCGGGTTTGCACCATTCATTACCGGTCCCTGAAAATCAAACTCCTTATCGTCAATTACAATATGTACAGCCGTTTCATAAACAGAGTTTGTGTTATCTTTACTGTCCTTGAATGTGAAACCGGAAGATATGAGAGAGGACCCAGTGGTCTGGTTTTTAACCGGTTCGAAATATACTACTTCTGCTCCGTTCTCATGCAACAAATCCATACATTTAGCCCAATTCAGATATAGGATCTTTTCTTTTCCTTCTGTACGTTCCTCACAATACGGAATAACATCAATTTCACGCATTTCACGATAGGTCTTCAACAACTCCATCAACCTCCTGTTGGTCATAATTTATAATTACGAAAGACTTGCTTCCACGCCCCTTCTCAGTTCTACGGCTTACAGTATATCCAGCTTTAAGAAGCAATCTTCCAAGTTCAAACTGTTCGTCTTTGGTAAGAGTTCCGCCGACAATTTTAATTTGCATCCGTATCCTCCTCTATCCAATTACCTGAAAAATACCACTCAATAAATTCCTGCTGTTCTTCCGGCGTACCTTGTGCAAGTCTATCCAAGGCATACCGGAAAGCATCTTCACTATTGACTTCATTCCCCTGCTCCTGGCATATTCCCATGTACATCTTCATTACCTCCCGCAACAACGGTGCCCAATATTTTTAACAGCTCACGTTTATCTGGTCCAAACCGACTTGATAGTGCAAACTTTTCAATAATCTCAAGCCTTATTTTTGCTTCTATGCCTTCCTTATATTCACTCAATGGCACGCAAACCATTTTTGTTTTATTATTTTCCATCTTGACTACCTCCGACTTACCACGTATAATACGGGTTATGAATGATTTTTACAGTTACTTGACCTGCAGGTGTTGGCGCACCTGTGGGCCTTTTTCTTTTACCGCCGTTTCCCCAGCCGAATTGATTTATTCCAATGGCTGCTCCGGCTTTGAGAGTTTTATGTTTCCTGCTCATGATTCGCCTCCTTGTACCGTAATCGCAAAGCGTAAATTGTCTGGCATAGGCTATCAGCAAGCTTGTTTGCAATTTCATCCTTTCCAGACAGCCGCCTTACATATCCAGTCCCACAAATCAGGCAGGTTAATTTCCTTACTAGCTCCCATATCTTCCAAACGGTATGGATTTCAAAGACATTATTCATTAACCCATTGTGTCCAGAGTTACCGAACCACTTATGCCTTACTTCTGACAACACGGTCTGTGTATCTTCTCTAAGCAAAGTACCTTTAAATTCCTCTTTGATATCTGCCATGATCTCAGCTTTTAACTGCTCTTTTTCTTCCGGTGTAATCATTCCTCTCTCGCCTCCTTCTGCTATAAACAAATAAGATCAGTACCATCAACCAAATCTATAAGATAAACCATATATTCATAGGACCTCCTTATTCATCAACCTTGATCCCTGTGATCTGGAAGAACTTATCAGCGTCAAAGTTTGGAATGTTTTGTATACAGCATTTCTGGTCCATGGTCAGGCCTTTCCACCAATCCAAGCAGCACATTTTTCCATCAAGTTCTTTCAAATAACCGTCCATTAACTCATGCTCCGGGTGTTCTGCCTTTTCTTCGGCGGTCATATCACTGTACCAGACCCACTCTGTAGTGTTAAAATCGATACGGTTAAGCAGGTAATATGCATATGAACGTCTCCACTCTTCAAATGACATGTTTGTCGGTTTGTCAAAGAATAGTAACGGATGCTTATCAGTATTGAAACAGCCGGTATTGAAAGATGAATTATTCCAGTCCCCGGTATTCCTGTCCCCGGTATTCCAGTCACCGGTATTCCTGTTCCCGGTATTCCTGTTCCCGGTATTCCAGTCACCGGTATTCATGTCCCCGGTATTCCTGTCCCCGGTATTCATGTCCCCGGTATTCCAGTCACCGGTATTCCAGTCACCGGTATTCCTGTTCCCGGTATTCCTGTTCCCGGTATTCCTGTTCCCGGTATTCCTGTCACCGGTATTCCTGTTCCCGGTATTCATGTCCCCGGTATTTCCAAGTCCTGTACATGCCTTTCCGGTGTTTACGATTTCAAGAACTTCCTGCCATGGAATTTCACGGACAATATGTATCTTATTTGTGGAACATTTGGAATCACCATTTTCCTGATCCACTTCGCCAAGGGCTACAACTTCCGCAACCTTGTTGTCAGGGTTAAAACCATAGTAGCTGAAACAATCGGCTGCTTTCAGGCAGAAATGAAAACCACTGTTGCAGCATTCCGGGGTTACGTCTTCCTCAAAAGTCTTACCTACTTCAAACTGGTAGCCTCTGCATGTCCAATCTTTATTGAACACCTTAAATCCTCTTACCTCACACATAATTTCCTCCTTCCGCCACCCTTACGGCGTTCGCTTCGTTAATTAGTTTCATATTCCTTGCCACAAAATGGACACCTTGAAAGCATTACCGGGATTTTTCCTTCTTTCTTTTTCCCAATTTTCCGTACAGTGAATGTAATGTATGCACGTCCAGACAACAACTCGACTGGTCAGTAGGCATCTTCGCACTCTGCTTTTTCAATAAGCTTCTGCTCCATTTCTTTCATGCAGTTACACATCTGTATCACCTCCCTATGCAACGCCTAAGTTCATTTGAGCATTGGCAGCCTCAATCAGTTCAGCCATATATGTAGGCACTTGGTAGCAATCAACCAATTCATGGGCATCTGCCAGATATTTGCGTTTCAGGGCCTTGTATGACATTGCTCTGCCGCTATCATCATAGAGGTTAAACTCTCGTCTGATTTGGTCGTATATGTCCCGGTAAACCTTGGAACGGATCTCACTGTCTTTATACGCCTCTGACTGCTTACCGCCCAGGACTTTCACACCTTTACGTTTCACATGATTGGATAGCTCGTCCGCTTCGGCGCCGTAGAGAGGAATATCAAATTCCAGCTTGTCCATCCGCTTTTCCATATGTACTTGCTTCCGGTCGATGGAGATAATCGCCATCATTTCCTGTGACAGCCCTTCCAGTACATCTTTCTGTTTGTAGTAGCCGTCAATCAAATTACTGTAGGCTTCCCAGGCCTTGTCCGTGTTCAGGGACTTCGCATGAAGGAAAGCTCCTTTTTCGGTCCAGAGGTAAACTTTTACGGCATTCTTTGAACCGTCATCAATTTGATGATTGTTAAGGAACTCTCTTTTTTCATCGCCTGCAAGACAAATGAAATGTTTTCCTTCTTCGTACCGCTCTCGGTTACGGTTATAATTGTTTGAAATTACCTTTGCATCCGCCTCATAGGCTTCTGCGATCTGCTGTGTTGTAAGTACTCGGGTATTCCGGTACTCAATTACTTTTAATTCGTTCATTAATTCGCTCCTTTCTTACAAATATCAGTTTCGGATATTTCTTTCCATTGATTTTGCATGTATTCCCATTGCATCTTTAAAAATCGCTCTACCTCTGGCATATTCTTTTCTTCAATATGCTTAATCCATACCGGACGATAAATCCCTTTTCTTTGTAGCATGAAGAATAACCAAAGTTCAAATCCATCTATTGGCTCATCTGTATCCGGGTTACTCTTTTGAATAATGTCAAAGCGAAAACAAAGATTGTAGTCCACATCAATGCTCACACCGTCTGAATCAAGCCATTCTTCTTGGAAATCTGCCCACGTATCATATTCATTTCTCCCGAAATTTTTGCCACGTTGGCCGTCGACATAATAGTTACTTTCGCTACAATAATAACTATGGTCTGTTGCTTGTAATTTCATAATTCCACCTTTCTCTGCGCTCCGGGAAATTACTATTCAAAGCATCTTTAAATGTGCACACACCGCTAATATCAGACCGCAGCTCGCAACGAATATAATTCGTGGCATTATGTACTTCACTATCTCAAGGGCCAGTGACGGGCTGTGGTCGGTGTAATCGTCTAGGGGGTCATAGTACTTTTTCATACCTGCTCCTTTCCTCTTACTATCTGTAGGATTTCCTGGTCGCTCAGTCCGAGTGCAGATACTAAAGACCATAAGTCCTGCAACCGGAAGGTTTCTGGGTGCTGCCAGCGGTAATTTATCGTTCCTTCCGGACGGTTTAACCGATGCGCAATCTCCTTTGTTTTAATCTGTTTGATTTCCATTCTTTTTCTGATAGTAACGCGAGCGATAAGCTTCTTTTGCTCAAAGTCACTTAATTTCACTTTTGGCAATTTACTCCCTCACCTTCTCAATTGTAGGATAAATTCCATTATCTTTTAGTAGCTGATACAGGAATAACCGCCCCTTCTGTGTCCATTTTGTATTCATTTTAACCGATGTACTGCCGTCAGAATGAGTTATGTCGATCGTTTCAGAGTGTGTGTAGCCGCATTTGGAATAATCCTTATAAAGCAGCCATTGCCCACTCTGTTTATACTGGACATTGAATTTATGAAGAGTGGCATTCATTTCATAACCGCTCATTCCATAATCTTTCGCAATCTGCGTAATGGTGACAAGACCGGGGTTTTTGAGAATTTTGTCCATGTAATCAGCTTTCGGTTTTAACTCACCTATCAACTGATTTTTAACATTGACTTCCTCTGTAAGTTGCTTATTTCGTTCTTTTTCCTCTTTCAGGGCAGTAAATGCCTTGATTGCTAAGTCAGGATCGTTAAGCAGTTCATCAACCGCATATACTCCATGCTTACGGATTGAGGGAAGAACATCGCTTGTAACCCACCTTTTAAATGTTCTAGCATTAGGCATTTTGCTTGAAAGGATAAGACTATAAAGTCCGCTTTCATTAATGAGAACACCCATAGTACCATTGACGGTGAACGATTCGTTCAGTGTCTTATCTTCGCTATCAACGTGATCCCTAATTGCCTTCTGCGGATTTGAATAACCAAGTATATCAGCAACATCTTTTCCTACAAACCATGGTTCGCTTTCAATGTTCACTGTCCTTACTTCGCCAAATTGAGAGTTACTAAAAACTTTTATTTCGTTCAAATATGTACCTCCTTTTCAACGTGCTTTTAAATATGTAACTACTCAAAAAAAAACTCGATTGTAACCCCAAAATAGTCAGCTAACAATTTTAGCTTGTCCACCTTTGGCTTGCTTCTTCCTGATTTCCAGTACGAGAACGTAGTTTGAGAAATACCGGTCGCCTTTGCGACTTGATATGCTGTTTCTCCAGTTTGATTAAGAAGAGCAAGAAACTTTTCGTACATCAATTCACCTCCCATAAAAAATAGTTGCAAATACTTAACATATGTGATATACTTTATTTGCCTAATGAAGTAATCACCAAATATTGATGCTTTATAAATGTAGATTATGTTTTGTAATGCTTTGCATTTGCTATGTATTCATACTACTACATTTTTGCTAAGCAGTCAATGTTTTATTTTGCATTTATTTATTAATGTCACATTGCACAAAAGGAGCTGCGGTATGTATGAAATATTTGAACATCTATTACAAAAATATGGTGTAACAACTTATAAAGTAGCAAAGGCAACAGGAATATCGCAAACTACGTTTTCAAACTGGAAGTCTGGAAGAAGTAATCCTAAAATGGATGCTATGCAGAAAATTGCGGATTATTTTGGTGTAACATTAGATTATCTGATGACAGGTAGTAAGAACGGAGAAGAGAAGAAAACCGATTTAGTACCTATTTCAGAAAGAGATATTGCCAAAAAGTTTGATGATATCATTGGTGATATAAATGATCCTGATGGTAGCCCTCTTTATTTTGATGGCGTAGAACTTGATGATAAAACCAAAGAAATCATGGCAACTTTTGTAACTAATGTAAGGCAACAATTTGAATTAATACAGGAAATGGCTAAGAAAAAATAGTTAAATAGAAGTCATCTCTGACTGGGGGAGGTAAAATGGGTATAAAAGGGACATCTCAGACTTTGTTCATCAGGAAAGAAGATGCAAGCATAATCACTTTCTTTGGAAATAAGAAGAGAATAATATATAATGATCTGAAACGTATTGATTATTTCTATCCAGTTAAAATGGAAATTGGATATATCGAATTCATAAGCAATGACAATAAGATTACAAGATTTGAATTTAATAAATCAGCTAATGAAAAGATTTCTCGCGCTGTTGACATAATAAAAGAAAGCAGTGCTGAAATTGATATATGTGAACATGAGATAGAAGAATTAAAGTTTTACCAACGTTCTCTTTTTACAACTGTAATAACTTTTGTCTTAGGTTTTCCACTTGGTTTAATAGGGATATTTCTCGCGTGGCATTATAAAAAAGGTACTAGTTTTTGGAGGGGATTCCTTACAGTTTTCGCAATTATATTTTGGGGGACTTGGGGATATGTTTCATACCTTGAATACACATCGTCTATGAATAGTGTAAATGAGGCAATGGTAGAGTATCAAAATGCCATAAACAATATTTATTCTGACGTACAATCAGGTAATCAAGGCGAAACCTCACAACCTCCTTCCACTGAGATTTTAGATACCAGCGAGAATGCAGAAAACACAGTATACAATGTAGGAGATGTCTACGAATCAAAAGAAATTAAGATAATGTATTTAAACAGTGGTGACTATAGTGTGGAAAATGAGTATAGCCAACCAGAATCAGGAAACAAATATATATTCGTAGAATTTTCAATAGAAAATGTAGGTAATTCTGATTGCAGTGCCGGTTATGCTTCTTTCCGTTGCTATGCCGACAATACAGAGTGCTCTAACCCAATTATCTCAAGTGAGGGAGAAATGCCCATAATCACAAGTTTGTCACCAGGGAGAAACACTAAAGGAAAGATCTTTTATGAAGTTCCTACTACTGCAGAAAAAATTGAAATTGAATATGAAACCAATATAATCACACAAGAAAAAGTATATTTTAACTACAAGTAAATAAAAACCGCCCCGGCACATACCGGAACGGATTTTATAAATCATACCAGACAATGGCCTGATACAAGGTTTTCGCAGACTTATTGTATCACGAATGCGCCAATCTGTCAAAGGTATGGCGTATTTTTTATACCTAAAAAATAAGTAATGAAAGGAAGAGCGATATGCCTACAGCAAGAAAACTGCCATCAGGATCATGGAGGGTACAAGTATTTGATTATACAGATGAAAATGGAAAACGACACTATAAATCTTTTACGTGTGACAACCCCAAAAATGCAGGAAAGAAAATAGCGGAAAATATGGCGACTGAGTATGCTTTGACCAAAGAAACAAGATCTAGGACTAAAAAAACTTTTGGTCAGGCCCTTAAAGAATATATCTCCATGAGGGAACCTGTTGTCTCCCCTCGCACTATACTAAATTACAAGAGATTACAAGATAAGGATTTAAAAGTATTGGCTAATATTGAGATAAATAATATCACGCAAGAAATAATTCAAGATTTTGTAAACAACGATGCCAAAGTACATGCTCCTAAAACTGTTAGAGATAATCACGGGTTAATTTCTGCTGTTATTAAACAGGAGCGCCCAAGTTTTGTATTAAATACAGTTTTACCAAGGCCGGTACGTCCACAGCTATATATACCATCAGATGACGATGTAAAAAAACTTATCAAATTAGCAGCTGGAACTGATCTAGAGTTGCCAATTTTACTCGCTGCTTTCGGACCGATGCGGCGCGGTGAAATATGTGCGCTTGACACTGATAATATAAATGGGAATATCGTTCACGTATGTAAAAATATGGTTTTGGCACCAGACAAGACATGGGTTATAAAAGCACCTAAATCTTATGCTGGAGACCGTTTTATAGATTACCCTGACTTTGTGGCTGATAAGTGGAAAAACATGTCTGGAAAGGTCACAAAACTAACACCTGATAATATAACTACTCGTTTTTCAAGACTGTTAAAAAGTTCTGGTATAACACATTTTAGATTTCACGATTTAAGACATTACTCTGCAAGCATTCAACACGCACTTGGCATACCGGATGCATATATTATGAGTCGTGGTGGTTGGGGAAATGATGGCGTATTAAAAAATGTATACCGTCATGCTATGATGGGGAAAACACAAGAAATGAATCAGATCGCGAACACATATTTCAGCTCTATGCAACACGAAGATGCAACACAAAAAATAAAGCCCCAGTAAACACTGAGGTTTTAGAGAGGCGACAACCAGATTTGAACTGGTGATCAGGGTGTTGCAGACCCACGCCTTACCACTTGGCTATGTCGCCATAAATTGTTAAGTGACCCCAACGAGATTCGAACTCGTGTTACCGCCGTGAAAGGGCGATGTCTTAACCGCTTGACCATGGGGCCTAACTTGCATTTCGTTTTCCTCATAGTCTCGCCTGAGTATCACGAACTCCCCGAGTAGGACTTGAACCTACGACCCAACGGTTAACAGCCGTTTGCTCTACCGACTGAGCTATCGAGGATTACTGAGGCATATACCCTCAAAACCACACATTGTTACATATCTATTTTCATCCGTTCTTTCCTCTTACCTAAACCAACC